TGGTAAACTAATCGTATTTCCATCATGGTGTCAGCACTGCGTATATCCATTTGAAGGCCCTGGAGAGAGACGTACAGTGGCAGGAAACATGAATATGATACCCAAGCATCTAGTTGAGAACAATTAAAGCAGATATACTCTCCTGGTCAAAAGACTTCTTAGAGCTACCAAACGCAGCTCTTGGCGGTAAACCAGTATGTCCATATGCTAAGAAAGCTAGAACATCTGGACTGCTAGATATAATAGAGGTAGAATTAGGTCAAGACCTATTACCTAAGATTATAACTCAATGCAACAAATTTAAGAATACAGGTAAAGAAATATGCATTATTGCCTGTCCTGATTTATCAGTAACACCTGATGAGTTAGATAATTATGTACATGCATTTAACCATGTGTACGTACCACAAGATATATACCTGATGGCATTTCACCCAGAAGGTTATGAAGAACCAGTTGAGTTTCTTGAGAATAGTGACTGGGAATCAGACAACGAGTTTCTAATGGTTCTAATACAATCATTTGAAAAGCTAGAACAAGCAAGTGCTAGTCTAGAAAAAATAGGATTCTATGAGTCTTGGGATAAAGACTACTATGAATCCACAGTAACCAAACGCAAAACATATAGGAGATTACTATGCGAGGAATGAAAAAAACTGTCGGTATGAAAAAGAAAAAAGACATGATGAAAAAGAAAAAGAAGAATATGAAAGGCATGAAGAAAACTGCTAAGAAAAAAAG